ATGGGATCCAACCGGCTGATGAGGCCGGAAAGCACTCGCCTGGAGTTTTAGAACCTCAGGTGGGTTCTCGGTAGCCATGAGTTTGTCAACCTTGCGTTGACCAAACCTACCCGATAGCCAGAGACGTCACCCCTTGGGGTTAGTCCTTGACTGGGTATACCGAGAGTGCAACATGCAAGTTGCACGGCAGGAGACCAATTATGCCATGGTAGCACATTGGGCACGGGAAGGTAAGCATGGATGTACTGCGAATCCCACGACGAATCGTAGTCTTCACACACAGGAATCTTTCGACGGATTCCTGCCTCCTCGATTTCCGTCTCACGACGGTAACGAGGTGCATGCTTACTGTAAGACCAGAACTCCGGGTGATCATGTATTACACAATCACCTAGAGATTCAGGGCCGCGACACCTGCGGATATGACTTGGTATAGGGTCCAAGCAGCGAAGCCAAGCACGCTCAACAATCCTCCAACGAGGAGAATTGATGCCGTTTGCAAAAGCCACGCGCCTAAGCCCGTTAGCCAAGCTGATCCAGTGTTGTGGTTCATCTGGTAACTCCTCCAAATAGTGAGCCCTCACGGGTACACCAGCAAAAAAGTCACCTCCACAACTCTCCCGAAAAGGACCCTCGGCGAAGGTCTTTTTCATATTCGGCGTAAAGCCGAAGAACCGGAGAGCAGCTACTACGGAACGATAGTAGGCGCTCGGTACTATGAGGTCATCCCCAAAGCACCTCACTTCTCCAGGGTCACCCCCTTCTGAAGCAATAACGGTACGTGCCATTGTCGCGAATAGTAGAGACTCGAGTTCAAACGTAAATCCATTCCCCATTGAGGAGAACTTCTCTAGCCTGACCCATTTCTTTCCTACCCGCGTCATTGGAGCACGGAGGGAGTTGAGCAGCGCGACCCAGTCAGACCGTAAAGTCAGCTGGGGTAAAACACGACACAGGGTGTCGCTCGCGTTACTCATATCGATCGTAGCAAGGCGACCGGTCACACTACCTTCTCTTGCGAGTTGGTTGTGCAACTTTTGGCCCTGTCTGAGATCGATACCAATCCGCAGCAGTCTATCCTTCATTAAACGACCGATATCGAGCTGATATGCGATGTTTATTGAGGCCTCCTTACAGCACCCTCGGAACTTTGTTCCGTCCTTCGGGACCGTAAAGAAGATGTTGCCACGAACAGTCAGAGGATCTGATTGCCAAGGGCGCTCTTTTACGAGAGCACGCGACCAGGACGTCTCACCCCACAAGGGAATTAAACATCGAGTCTCGGCATAGATCTGGGGAGTGCTGGACATCTTGTCCGGTGTTGTTGTGTAGACACCAGTGTCAGCATACGTGGCGCCCCCAGAGAAACGGGGCGTTAGGGTATCAGGCAGGTTTCCGAGCACAAAACTAACCTCTTTACGCCATCGATTGATGAAATCGACAACGGGCTCATCCTGGGGCTCAATTAAGAGCTTGTCAGGTAAGAACCGAGTTAACCTCGCGTTCGTAGCCGCGTTCTGGCTTTCGCATTCCCAGAAGGTGCGGACAGCTGCCTCCTCTTTGTCCACGTTGGTGGGCAGATCACATTTACGAAGGAATTCTGTCACCAGATTATCCCTCCAATAGTGTTCTGCGTCAACGTAGTCCTGAGGCCTACAGCGGAGTTGTTGCAACTCCGCCCACTCACCGTGATGCGCCAATATCTTCACAGATAAAGCGCGCGGTGTACCTACCTCATCAGCTAGGCTGTTGAGGACACGGATCACTTGGTGGTCCATGTTCTACCGTTCCGATTAGGCCGTCACTTGTCAAGTGGCCGGCACAGCATCACGCAGCATCGCTTGGATGAGCGCGGTGGCCAGAAGGTTCTTAGCGAACGCGCAAGCGTCGTTCTTAAGAGCTTCAGGGAAGTCGTCGGGCACGGTGCCAGTGAAATTGAACTCGAAGGCCGAACCCACTTTCGTGAGGCCGGTCACCGAATCCGTATAGCTCGACGGAAGTCGCAGCTTTCCTTGGACCACGCGGGATTGATTCCCAGTGGATCGGGCGGAAGTGGTGATCTGGGGGAAAACACTGGCGATCGTGCCCTCCTTCAGCTTCCACGTCCCCACCGAGTTATCCCCGGCGGAAGGCGCAAGAAGCGTGAAGGTCTTAGCGACCGGAGTGCCTGCACCGTTGTTGATCACGATGTCTGTTGCTTGAGGCATTGGAACTTTCTTACCTTATTGAAAGGCAATTTACGAGTAGGGCTTAGCCCCGAAAATCCTGTTCAACTTCGATACACGCTGAATTAGCAACGAACTTGCGATCGCAGCCAATTCAAGGTTGAGCTGAGGAGCCTGCCACTGAAAAGTGGGCGTTGGTACGCCACCTACAGTCCGGTTCTTCCTCTTCTCCACAATCACGCTCCGGGAATAACCCGGTGCGTAACCAGTACCTGATCTAAAGGAGCTTGTCCTCTCTACATCAGAGGTTTTCGTCACGTGCGTGCTGTCACAACTCAGGCCGACGAAGTCGGTCATGGAGTTAACCATTTGTCCTAAGTTGGTAAACATATTAGCGACGAATGACCAAGGAACTAGGTCCCAGGCCACACCGGGTAGGTTTAGCAAACCTAACCGATTGGCAAGCCACAAGTTCTCATTAGTGACCTTAACCCGACTGCCAATGGAGACGCTCACGCGTCCCACATCGACATTCGAGCCAGGCGTAATGGTACTATTGAAGACCTGCGTCTTTGTGTGCACGGCTTCCGCACGCGCACTCACCCACTCGGGGGGATGCCCTCGAGAAAGAGTGTCGAACGCATCCCTGATGTCAGTGACAAGAGGAACCCATCCAAACTCCCACTCTAAGAAATCCCCTGCACGAGCCATAGCCGCCTTACGGCGGCGGACTTTAGGAGGCAGCTTTTCAGCTGCTTTAACCCTCTGTCCCATGAACTCAGCGAGTTTCTGGGTGCGGTCGGTCAGCATGTCGCGAGACTGCTTCCACGACCCAAGCGTAACGCCCAAAGAAGCGTTATGCTTACGTACCTTGCCTGTGAAGCGTGCTAATGCTTCGTTTACAAGGCGCGCAGTCAACGGATCACCATTCAAATCGTACACTACAGTAGCCGCGCTTTCTGCGTAGCCGCTGGACACCCCCTTGAAGGAGTCGTCAAAGTCTTTCTGATAACCATGATGCAAGTTGTACGGATTGCTCCGAAGCAACAATTTACCATCAGGACCCCGAGGGGAACTGGTGGAGACATCTTGGTGCCGAATGACGATGCGCGACCCCACCGGAGGGGGATACGTTAGAACGGTGTCGTATGTTGACATTTGCATGCTCCTTTTGAAGGAGCATCTTCGAGCTCCACTAGGTGGACTGCGACGGGTCGTCGCAGGACCGTACATTGCGTACGGGGCTCATACTTCAGCACTCTGCCATGTAGTAGGCAGACTGATAGTAGATAGCGAAGCGGGGTTGTCCTGATGGTTCTACACCTACCCAAGGAGTAGACCAAAA